GGGCAAATGGGGCGCAGCAGGCTTGCTGCTGCATTCAGGCAGCCTGAACGCGGGCGAAAGCGAGCTGTTAGCACGGGCACAGGCGCAGCGAGGCAAGCAGCCTAATGTGATCCGCTTTGGGCGGCCGAATAACGCTGCTGCCGCGCGCGCCGAATCTGCGGAAAAACTTGCGCCGGTAATTAGCCAGCAAACGGCGGCATATCAAACCGCCACGCAGGCGCAAACGGCGAGCTTTCAGGCTGCCTTGGCGGCGGATACGGCGACGGTGGGCGGCAAGCTGGATGCGATTAATGGCACGCTGGGTGGGCTAAACCAAACCATTCAAAACAATGTGCATGTGCAGTTGGATGGTCGGTTGATTGCGGAAAACGTGTCGCGCCATCAAGTGAATATGTTTAACCGAGGAGCTGGGCAATGAGTATGTGGCACACAGTGTTGCAAGATGCGTCGTTTCGCAATGTGCGTTTTGATGTGGTGTCGCTGGACGAGCAAGACGGCAAGGCGTTGGTGGAACACGCGCGCCCATTTACCGATGGCGTGTGGCTGGAAGATATGGGCAGCACGGGGCGGCAGGTGCAAGTGGAAGCGGTGTTTTGGGGCAAGGGCTACCATAGCCGCTTGAATGCGTTGGTGGAAGCGTTGATGGAGCGCGGTGCGGGGGTGTTGGTGCATCCTGTGTGGGGGCGGCTGAACAATATGATGGCCGCCAGTTGGCAGTTTCACCACGACGCAGACAATGTGGACTATGCCACGCTGAGCATCACCTTTCGCGAAAGCGGCGAACCGCAAAAGATTTTTGTGTTTGAAAACGCCTTTTTGATGGCGATTGAACGCCTAATCGCGCGGATTGACACTTATCGCGCGGCATTGGAGGGCTTGATTGATGCGCTGGGCATGGCCAAGCAAAGCGTGGGCGCGCTCATCGGCAGCGCCTTGGGCTTAACCAGCGCGGCAAAAGGCGCGTGGGCGGCGTTACGCGATATGTTCAATGTGGACGGCTTAACCTTGCTGTGGCGCGATGATGGCAACAATGGCGCAGGCAGCCCAAAGCTGTGGCGCGACATCCATACTATGGTGCAGACGGGCTTGTTTCAGGCTGCCGCCATTGATGCGGATGGCGCAGTCAATCCCAGCGATGCGCGCAGCGCGAAAAGCCGTTTTGATGCGCTGCTGCGCCAAGCCGATGCGGTGGCGGCGGTGGAGCAGCAGATGGCTGCGGCGGCAAACGAGCGCACGCAGCGCGGCAGCGATTGGGCGGCGCGGGTGCAGGTGGGGCAGGTGCTGCGCCTGACGGTGTTGGAGACGGTGTTTCAGGCTGCCTTGCTGCTGCTCGAGCACGAGGGCGAGCGCATGAGCGCGCCCGATGTGCTGCATGTCAACCGCGCGGTGCGGCATCGCGTGGCGGCGGAAATTGCCCGCTTGCGCGAAACGCTGGCGGCGGTGCCCGATAGGGCGCAGGCGTATGACGCGGTGTATGCCGTAATCGAGACGCTGCGCGAGGCGGCGGCGCATTTGAACCTGCTGGCGGTGGCCGCGCTCAACCAAAAGCCGCCCCTGCTTGCCCGCCCCGCGCCGTTAAGCGGCACGGTGCACCAGCTGGCTTTTACCTGGTACGGCGACATCGGGCGCGCCGATGAGTTGGTACGGCTCAACCCGCAGTTGCGCCACCCGTGTTTTATCCAGACAGGAGACCTGATAAATGGCTACGCAAAGTAATCCGTATGACAACCAAATCGCGCTGCGCATCGGCGGTATGGAGCACCGCGCATGGCAGAGCTACGATATAGACAGCGATTTTTTAATCCCCGCCGATGGTTTTGATTTTGAGCTGGGCGTGTCGCAGGCGCAGGGCGGCATCCCCGATTACACGCAGCAAAGCTGCCAAGTGCTGGTTAACGGCGAGACGGTGCTCACGGGCATCATCGGCAACCAGCGGCACGACAAAGCCAAGGGCAGCCGCAGCCTGCGCCTGACGGGGCGCGATTTGGCTTGCCTGCTGGTGGATTGCGCCGCGCCGCAGCTTAACGTTAAGGGCATGACGCTGTTGGACGCAGCTAAAAAAATCGCCGCGCCGTGGTCGGCATACATCAAGCGGGTGGTGCTGCGCGCCGAAAACAACCCCACGCTGGCCAAGATTGACATCGAGCCGGGCGAATCGGCTTGGCAGGCGTTGACCCATCTGGCCAATTCGGTAGGGCTGCATCCTTGGATGGAGGCGGACGGCACGCTGGCGGTGGGCGGCGCGGATTACGGCGGCGAGCCGGTGGCGACGCTGTGTTGGAGCCGCAACGACGCGCGGCGCAACGTGGAGAGCGTGCTGATTGAGCGCGACAGCGACAACCGCTTTTCGGAGGTAACGTTTTTAGCGCAATCGCACGGCAAAAGCGGCAACGGCGCCAAGCACGACCTCAAATGGGTGTGGCGCGACGGCAGCATGGCGCTGCACAAGCCCAAAACGGTGGTGGTGGCGGATGCGGACAATCTGGACAGCCTCAAACGCCAAGCCAAAAAGCAGCTAAGCGACTGGAAATTGGAGGGATTTACGCTCACCATCACCGTGGGCGACCACAAAACCGAGGGCGGAGTGCTGTGGCAGGCGGGGCAGCGCGTGCATTACATTGACGACGAGGAGGGCATCGACGCGATATTTTTTATTATGGGGCGGCGGCTGATGCTCAGCCGCATGGGCGGCACGCAAACCGAGCTGCGGCTGAAAGAGGACGGGGTGTGGACACCCGACGCCTACCCCGTCAAATCGCAGCGGGCGCGACGGCGCAAGGGCAAAAAGAAAACCGCCGAGGGCAAAAACCAGCACAAAGAATTGGAGAGCCGATGAGTTTGGCCAGATTAGCGCAAAAATCGTTTCAGGCTGCGCAAAGCGTGGCCGATGCGGTGCGGCAGGCGTTTCGCGGCAGGCTGTCGGCAACGCAAACGGGCAACACCCTTGCCACCACGCAGGTGCAGGGCTTGGCAGGAGAAACGCTGCAAGAGGTGGAGCAGATGCAGCAGTTCGGTTTTACCAGCCACGCGCCCGCAGGCAGCGAGGTGATTGTGCTGCCTTTGGGCGGCGACACCACGCACGGCATCGTGATTGCCAGCGAGCACGGCAGCTTCCGCCTCAAAAACCTGCAAGGCGGCGAGGTGGCTGTGTATGACCAATCGGGCAGCAGCGTGGTGTTGCGACAGGGGCGGCTAATTGAGATGGACTGCGACAACTTGATTATCCGCGCCAAGCAAAAGGTGTTGATTGACAGCCCGCTGGTGGAGGCGAGCGAGCAGGTGTTGGCAAAGGGGCAAATCACAGGGCAGGACGGTTTAGCCATTTCGGGCGGCGGGGACGGCGATGCGGTGCGCATCGAGGGCAGCCTGAAAACCACGGGCGACGTGGTGGCGGGCGAGGTGTCGGTGCAGCGACACACACATCCGGGCGACAGCGGCGGCACTACGGGCGCGGCGCAGTAGCGCGGGGACTGGGACAAAGCAAAGGCAGCCTGAAACGGGAAGTCCGTTTCGGGTTGCCTTTTTTGGGGGACGAAGCCTTGCACCTGCCTGCCCTGCTTTGCTGCGCCGTATGATGCCCGGCATGGATAAAGAGCTAAACCCGTTAACCGGCGATTACACGGGACGCGCCGTTAAAAACCTGCAAAACGCGGTGTATATCCGCCTGCGCACGCCGCTGGGCACATGGTGGGCGGACAAAAGCATCGGCTCGCTGCTGCACCTGTTGCAGCGCGAAAAAGACGTGGCGCGGGTGTCGCTGCTGGCGGAGCAGTATGCCAAGGAGGCTTTGCAGCCCATCTTGGACGACGGGCGCGCCGACAAAATCAGCGTGGCCGCCACGCAGCCGCATAACGGTTATTTGATTTTGCGCATCCGCGTGGAGACGGCGCAGGGTGGCTTTGACTATAACCACCGCGTGCCGATTGTTTGACCCCTTTAAACCCTGATTAACCCCCGATTAAACCCATGTTCACACCCCCCGATTTTGACACCATCCGCGCGGCGGTTTTACGCGACACGCAATCGCTGATGCCCGACGCCGACATCAGCCCCGACAGCGACCACTATGTGCACGCCTCGCGCCTGGCATCCTGCGCCACGGGGCAATACGCGCACCAAACATGGATAACGCGGCAGATTTTCCCGGACACGGCGGACACGGCTTATTTGGAGCGGCACGCCGCCTTGCGCGGCATTACCCGCCGCGCGGCGACCCGCGCGGGCGGCACGGCCACGATAACAGGCACGGCGGGCGCGGTGCTGGCGGCGGGAGCGCAGATTAAGCTGGGCAACCGTTTTTACGCCACCGCTGCCGAGGCGACCATTGGCGGCGATTTGACCGCCCGCGTGCCGGTTGTGGCGGCGGAGCCGGGCGTGCAGGGCAACTGCGAGGCGGTTGCGGCGCAACTGATGGCGGCGGGCGCGGGCATCGGCAGCGATGTGGTGCTGTCGGCTACGGGCGGCACAGACGCGGAAACCGATGCCTCGCTGCTGTCGCGGCTGTTGGAGCATATCCGCCGCCCGCCCGCCGGCGGCAACCGGCACGATTACAAAAACTGGGCGTTGAGCGTAGACGGCGTGAGCAGCGCGTATGTGTACCCGCTACGGCGCGGCTTGGGCACGGTGGACGTGGCGGTTACGTCTGCCAACAACCTGCCCAGCGCGGCAACGCTGGCGGCGGTGCAAGCGCATATTGACGCAGTACGCCCCGTTACCGCCAAAAACGTGCGCGTGCTCGCGCCGGACATCACGCGGGTGGACGTGCATGTGCAAATTAAGTTGGGCGGCGCGGATTGGGCGGCGGCGCAGCGCGACGTTCAGGCTGCCTTGGACGCTTATTTTGACGCGCTGATACCCGCCGACGACGTGGTGGTGTCGCAATTGGAGGCGGTCATCAGCAATGTGGCGGGCGTGGCGGACAGGGTGTTGCTGGCGCCGCGCGCCAACTTAACCGCCGACACGGTGAACAAGATTGAGTGGTTTAAATTGGGCAGCCTGAATATGGAGCGGATGGCATGAGTTATCGGGAGGTGTTGCTGGGCTTGCTGCCGCCGGTGTCTTATGCGCGCGGCGGGCGGGTGCGGCAGCAGGCGCAGATTGACGCGCGGGTGTTGGATGCCGTGGCGCGCAGCGCGGAAGATGCGGCGGGCGCGTGTCTGCCCGATACGGCGGGCGCGATGCTCGCAGATTGGGAGCGGGTGCTGGGTTTGGAGGCCAGCAACGCAGGCAAGCCTTATGCGGCGCGATTATCGGCGGTATTGCTCAAAATCAACGCGGTGGGCGGATTGAGCATCCCGTATTTTGTGCAACTGGCGCAAAGCGCGGGCTACACCATTACCATTGACGAGCCGCAGCCGTTTCGCGTGGGCGTCAACCGCGCGGGCGAGCGGCTTGCCCCCGAAGAGATTATGTGGGTGTGGGTGGTCAATGTGGCGGCGAGCACGCAGACGGTGTGGTGGTTTTGCGCGGGGGCAAGCTGC